GCCATGAACTGGTCAATGTCAAACTCCTCCGGGGGCACAATGTCCCGGCTCCGGTCAATCGTTTCCACACTGGCAAAGCCCTTGACGTACACCTCGTCGGTGTCCGTGCTACTGGGCTCCACCACTGCATAGACCGGGGCAGTTATTGCAAGGAGTTCGCGTAGATCGGCTTCCATGAGTGGTCCCTCCACCTTGGCCACGGTGGTCACCGCGTAATCCTAGCGGGTCCGAAGTTCTATGTCAACAGTCGTTTCCACAGAATTTTCGCCCGCACACGTGTGCGGAGCCTGCCTCAATAGGCCACCTTATCCAGCTTCCGCTTCCGCCGCCTGGGCTTGATGATCCGGTAGCCGCCGCCCAGGTAAAGGTTCACGTCCTGAAGTGTCTTTTGCCCCAGCTCACCGTCCGCCGTGCCCTCGTAGGTGTTCGGGTTGAACAGGGTTTCCAGGATACGCTTCAGCACCGGGTCCACGGGTCGCACGTCCCATGTCCCGTCGTGGTTCAGCGTCAACCGCTTTCGGTCTTTGCGTAGCGTGCCAAGTATCACAGCAAACTCCCGTCCATAATGCCCACAAGGAACCGGAAAAATTCCGGGTCTTGGGTGGCCAGCCGTTCCGGGGCCACGTACATCAGCTCTATCCCCATAGAACTGATTTCCGTGCCGCCCCAGTGGTAGTATTTCGCCGTATACGAGGAATACTGGGGATTGTTCCCAAAGGCTTTGTCAAACGGACCCGCCCAGCCCCACTCGTGGTCCTTTACCTTCCAGTCCGGGAACTTCTTGTTCAGTTGCACCGCCCGCCACTCTTGGCCGTCTACCCGGTGGCGTAGGAAGGCTTGAGCCATCCGGGCGTGTTCCGGGTTGCCGTGTTCCAAGGCGTGCCCGGTTTCGTGAATGGTGGTATGGAGCGGGGCACTCTTGGTCACGTAGATGTCCTGCTCCCGGCAGAACGCCCGCTGCTCCTCACCCGGGCGTAGCTGGCCCATTCGCACCGTCCGCCGCCCACCGCCGCCCGCCTCCGCGTGCCGCGAGGACAGCTTGCCGCGAAACCACCTATCCGAAGCACGTGCCGACTTCTTTGCCTCCTCCTCGGCCAGCATGGCCTCAGAACCGAAGTGGGCTATGTCGTCCGTCGTGGTAACGAGCCGGGCCTTTGCCCCTTTGGGAGCAAGGTGCCGCAAGGCGTTCGCCTCACGCCGGGCCTTGAGCTTTGTGGCCTCCGCCGCCAGCTCATCGGCCTCGTCCAGCTTGGCCCATATATCGTCAGTCAGCTCCTTGATCCGTTCGTCAAAGGCCCGCAAGACCCCAGGGTTGTCCAGGTAGGCGTCTTTCGCCGCCGCGATCTGCTCCCGCTCTTGCTGTAGGGGTTTGATGGCAGCCCGTAGTTCGTCCTCTTGCCTCCCCAGGCTGGCCACCCGCTGGTCCGTCCACTTCATGGAATTGATGAAGGCTTGCCGCTTGCGTTCCAGCTCTGGCCCCGCCGCCTCCATCCGCCGCCGTAGCAGCTCCATGTCGTCGATGGTGCTTGGCCGGGTTGCCCAAAGGTAGGCGGAATCCCCTTCCGTCAGCTTGCCCGCCGCAATCCGCTGATGGAACCCTATGCGATAGTCCACGTGGTCAATCATGTCGTCCACGTGGGCAAGCTCTGCCCCAGGCCGCCCGCTGGCCGCCATCTCACCGCGTAGCGTGGTCAGCCTAGACTTGAGCGAGGCAAGTTCCGCGTCATCCGACATGACGGATATGTCTTTGGCCCTTGCTTCTGCATAGGTGAGCGGGGGCACCTCCACCTCCGCCAGCCGGGCGTCCAGCTTGGCCAGCCGCCGCTCCAGGCTGGCAACGTATTCAGGGTCTTCCGCGTTCGCCGCAATAGCCGCACGAATACGTTCACGCTCATCTTTGATCCTTGTCGGGTCCTTGCCCAGGGGGCCGGTGAACCGGGGCTTGGTCACAAGACCCCGGGCTGCCCGCAACCGTGCGAGCATCTGGGAACTGACCGCGTGAGACTTTGGGGGCAAGGGTGCCAAAGGCCCCACGGGACGAAGCCACGGGCCGCCGCCCCCGTCCCAGGGCGTTATCAGAATTTCCGGGTCACTTAGATCGGCCTGGAGGGAACATCGGCAGTTGATGCTATCCGTGCCGTCCCCAGGGTGCATCGCCCCCGTGCTGAACGGCTTCTCCATCAGAATCCAGCCATCGCTAGAATTCAGAACGTGGCCTTGGCGTACCCGCATGTCGCCCACGTTGACCCAGCTTTTCCGCCGCACGCCACTCCGGTGGTACTGCTCGAACTGGGCCGTATTGTACGCACTGCCCGCCTCTGTCCGGGCAATCTTCAAGCCCCGCCATTCGGGTATCCCGCTCGCTATAGCGATCTCCCGCCCCATCTCCTCCGGCTTGGCGTCGCCCAGCACCATCCGGTCCCGCACCATGTTTCGGAAGTCCCCCAGCATAGTCGGGGTCAGGCCACGCCCCACCTCACGGGCTCGCTCTTGCAGGGCTGCAATCAGCTCCTCGTCGGTCAGCTCGAATACAATGTCCCCCGCCGCCTTGCGTACCGTGGCGTCGTACCGCCGCCCGCTGGCCCGGAAGCCCATCGCGTGCAAGGCTTCCACCGCCCCCACCTCAAAGGCGTCCAGGATGTACCGCTCCGCCACCTTTGCAACCGCCCGCTCCTCCTCGTGGGAAACCGCCGCCGTGGCAAAGGCCCGGGGGAACAGGTTGACCAGATATTCAGTGGCCACGTGTCGGCGGTCAGTCAGCCGCGTGTAGCCCGCAACCGCCGCCCGGCCGCCAGTATAGGCCCGCTGGAGAAGTCCCGCCTGTCGGGCGACAGTGGCCATTTCAGCTAGGTTGTCGCGGATGTACGGGGTCAGGGCCTTGGCAAACCGCTGCTCCACCCGCACACGGGGGCCACCCGTGGCAGACTTCAGCACGTGCAACCGCACTGTCTTTTCAAGGAGTTCAACCGTTGCCGCCATGACGCTCCACCCGTACCGCAAGGGCCTCCACTAGGTTGTTCAGAGGGTTCCGTTCATCGTAGCACGTTTCCGGCTTGCTGTCGTCGTACACCGCGACCAGCTTGGCCCCCGGGTAGGCCAGCTTCAGGCAGACAAGGGTTTCACCGCTGCCCGTGGGCACCGCGTACTCGTAGCCCGGGTCCAGGGGGTGTTCCTGAAAGTAGCTCGCTTTCAGCCGCCGCCCCACCTCCGCCATCATGGGAAGGGATAGGTGGCCGGGGGTGGCGTCGAACATACCCGGGAACGCCGCCGCGATGTCCGTCATGGTCCACCACCGCTCCGTCGCCAGTGGGCCACGGGGGCCGACCTCCACAATGGTCAAGTCACCCCACTCCCGCAAGGCCGCCGCCGCGTTGCCGCACGTGAAGCACACCACGCCCGGGGCGTTAATCGCTTTCACGTGTGCCCGGATCACCGTCGCCCGGGTCTGCTTCTGAGGCACCTTCAATTCGACCAACTTCAATCTCCTCCGGGAAGGTACGTTTCACACTAGCCGGGTCACCTTTGTAGAACACAAGGACGTTCTGATGACCCTTGCCCAGCTTGCGGGACTGGGGGAATTGCCGGGCCGTTCGGATGGGCAGGCTGCCCACCGGGGTCACCAGAATGGCCTCGTTGTAGTAGGCCAGCCCGCACGACTTGGCAAAGACCCGAAGGTTGTCCCCGACGAAATTGTAGTAGGCTCCGCGATCATCCCGCACCTCACCCACCTTGACGACCAGAAAACGGTCCTCCCGCAACCGCTTGACCGCCGCCTGGAAGATGCGGGTGTACCACCGCATGAAGCTGTCATAGCTGGCAAAGGCCGAGCCGTCTTCGGCCGCCTTGCTGTATACCTCCAGGTCGTAGTAGGGCGGGCTCGTGAAAATCAAATCGTACTTCTCGCCCTTGGGGAGCAGGCTTTCCAGCTTGGCACTATCGCCGCACAGCCACTTCGGGGCCGCCTTGCCCTCCTCCTCGCCAGCCACAAGGACGGACCACTGGCGACGATTTTCCTCCACCTGCTCCTCACGGAGTTCGATGCCCGTGTACGGGTAGCCCAGCCACCCCGCGACCGCCCCCTTGGTCACCTCACCCGCAAACGGGTCAAGCACGTGCCCGCCCGGCACGTTGAACCATCGGTAGGCCAGCTCGCACAGCACCGGGTCGAACACGCTGCCACCGGCACCCTCCGCACCACGGGCGACCCACCCGCTGGCACACGTTTCCTCCTTCACCTCGTCACCCCGGCCTTCGCCGCCGTGGATGCCCAGGTCCCGCCACGCCCGCTTCCGGCTTTGCCAGTATCCTTGACGGGCATCCAAGACAGAAAACGGGGGCACGATAAACCGCTCGCGGAGCAGCCCGGCCTCCGGTGGTTCACTGGGCGGTTCCAGTGTCGGTTCCACTGGCCCCACCATGCCGCCGTCCAAGGGCGGAAGCTCGCTATGCTCAGGCAGTGGAGGCAGGTCTGGTTCTTCCCAGCCCAGTATCGGCAGCTCCCAGTCCCGCTCGCGTAGGAACTGCAAGGTGTGGCCCAGGATGTCCATGTCCCAGCCCGCCAGCTCCGCCGTCCGGTTCAGAGCAAGGGCCAAGGCCCGAGCTTCCTCCTCCGTCAGGTCTTGCACCGTGCAAGAGGCAAACTCCCAGCCCAGCTCCCGCATGGATTGGAGCCGCCCGTTGCCGCCCACGACGTAGTTCGTGCCACGCTGAACGATCAGGGGCTCCACCTGCCCAAACCGTTCCAGGCTGGCCTTGATGGAGGCGATGTTTTTCGGGTCGTGGGTCCTTGCGTTGCCCGGCAGCTCCTTCAGCTCGCTCAGGGGCAACCGCACCACTTCCAAGGTCGTTGTCGGTTCGCTCATGTCGGTTCCTTATTGTCGGGCCGGTGGCCCCGCTGGGGCTGGAGCGGGCTGGGGCTGCCCGTTGCCCTGCCCAGGAGCCGGGGGCTGCCCAGGGGCTTGACCTGGGCCGCCTGGGGCCGCCTGGGCACGCTGGGCGGTCAGCTCCGCCTTCATGCCAGCAATCTCGTCCTCCAGGGCAGCACGCTCCGCCCCGGCTTCCTCAGTCATTTCGTCCACGAACACCGGGCCGCCGGTTGTCATAATGAACGCCCGGTCCCCGCCTTCCTCGTAGGGATCGCCCAGGCCCGCCTTCTGCCGGACCTCGTTTGGGGTCAAGTCACCATTCTTCTGGTAGCCGGTCAGCACCTCCATCTCCGCCTTCGTGTCGCGGATGTCCAGGGGGTCGAACTTCAGGCTCACCATCTGGACGCCCAGGCCCAGCCGGAACATTCGGTTCAGGGCGTTTGCCCACCGCCGTTGACTGGGCGTAACGATGCGGTCCTTGTAGATTTCCGCCTGGGACAGGCCCTTGCCGCTGCCCAGCTCGCTATGCTCCGCGATGCCGATAATGGCAGGGCTGACCCCGTGGGCGGTCATAATCCCGTCCCGGTTGTTCTTGCGGGTGTCCTGGAAGCTGGCCTCTTGCACGTCCGCGTCCAGCCGCTCGAACCGCACCTTGACCTCGCCCCGCATACTGGGGATCGGGACGATCAGGGTCTTGTGGGCCTTGCCCTTCACGTGGGTGGAAAAGTATTCGCTGATAACCCGCTTCACCGGGTCGGCCAGCTTGGCACCCTCAATGATAACCGCGTAGCGGGGGACCGTATTGTGCTCGAAGAATTGCAGAATGAAGTCCCGGATATGGACGTTTGCGAGCAGGTGGCCCAGGGCAGGCACCACGTCCGTGAAGCCATAGTAGATCGTGTTCGGGTGGTGCCGTGGCAGCCATATCAGCTCGTTTGCCGCCTTGGCGAAGTCACGGGTGGGTTCGCCCGTTTCCCGGTCCACCATACTCCACTCCAGCCGCGTGGGTGCCAGCTCACCGTCTTCCCTGGGGTTGTAGGGTTCCGGCTTGCCGCTTGTGGGGTCTTTCCGCCGGGGGTTGACCACCTTTTCCCCAAAGGGCTGATAGTAGATGTACTTCGACGGGCCTGCCAGCTCCACGAACCCCTTGAAGCCCCTCAAGGCCCGCACACGTGAGGCAGGCACGTGGGATAGCTTGCGGACCTTCATATCCTTGCTTCGCACCACCTCCAAGGCCGCCCAGCCCACGCCCTCGTGATCCAGCCCGGCACGCTCCAGCACGCCGTCAAATCCAATCAGGGAATTGCAGTCCGCTATGAATTCGCGGATGGCCTTTTTCTCGTTTGCGATCTGGGTCTTTTCCGCGTCCGTGGCGTCCGTGGGGTCCCACTCCATGCCATCCTTGGCCTCCGTGGGCTCCAGGGTGTAGGGCCGCCCCACCGCGTCCGTCATCTTGGCCCGGCAGCAACGGAAGTGAGTTTCGTCCACCTCCATGAAACTGGATAGCAGCTCAGGCGGGTACGGTGGCTCCACGACCTTGACGGTTTGCAGGCCGTCCATCTCAGGCCGCCCCAGCTCCGCGTCGCTTTGCGTGCTACCCGTGACCATCTTGGCCACGTCCATCAGCCCCGTGTTCGCCACCTCCCGGTGGATGCGATCCGGGTCCACGCCCCGCATGGAGCACTGACGCAGCACCTCCTTCACGATCTGGTCGCTGGAAATAGCAGTGCCGTCTTCCGTGATGTAGCACTCGCTGATTTCCACCTCCCCGTCTTCGTCGTCCGGGGTGGCGAACTGGGCCAGCACCTTCGCAAGAGTGCTTTCCGGGTCCGCCACGTCCACGTCCTCCTCCGGGACCATGCTTGCCAGGGCATCCTTCACGGCCTCCTCGTCTTCGCCAAGGTCCACGTCCTTGCCTTCGACAACCGCTTGGATTTTGCCACAGATACGCCGGGCCGCGTCCAGGGAATGCCCCTTGCGTCGCTGGGCACGGACGCACGCCTCAAAGTTTCGGAAACCTGCAAAGGGCATGATTGTTCTCCTTTGTGGGCCGCACACGTGTGCGGGTGTCAGGCGGGTTGCCGCCCCCGCTGGAACGCCCGCCAATCGTTGTTCGGGATTAGTGCCATCCCCTTGATGGAGTGGCGGTAGACGTACATCCAAGCACGCCCGCCGTCCTCAAGCTCCACGTCCGTTCGCAGGTATAGCTCCGGGTGGCCTTCCAGCACGTCCAGGTCATCCCGCACGTTGTCAGCCACCTCGTACAGCTCACCCACCACCGCCGCACCGCCCGGCACGCATCCAGGGAAGTGGGGGTTCACGTGGGCCATAGTCCATTCGGGTTTCGTTCTGGCAGGCCCCAGGGCAGTCGCCCCGAAATCCTGCATCAGAACCGGATGATTGTACTCTCCTTCTAGGAGGCTCCCATACACAAAGAGCCGCATCTTGTCTAGTCCTTTGCAAGTAGTTCTGGTCGCGTGCCCGGTTGCACCACCGCCTTCAAGGGCACGCCGACGACTGGGGTATACCGCACGGGTGGCAAGCCCAAAGGCTCCCGCACCTCGTTCACGATCACGTCGGACACGTACAGCCCCACAATCTGCTCGTCCGTCAGCTTGTCCGGGTTCTTGGCGTGGGGCTTTTCCCTGGGGGCCACGCTCCGAAGGTAGTCGATGCAGTGCTGGCGGAACCCCGCGTTGCCCTCTTGGAAGGCCATGTCCTCCAGGATAACGAATTCCGCACAGCACTTCCAGCACGATCCGCAACGGTTCGGCAGTAGTCGCACACCGTACTTCCGCTCGTTTGCCTCCCTCCAGACCTTCTTTTGCCAGGGCAGGGCGAAGCACCCCTTCACGAACGGAATGCTTGTGGGTGAGTGCTGGACCAGGATGCGGTAGCTGTCCGTCACGTGTCGGAGGAACCAGTGGTAGCGGAACGCCGGATAGCTGGCCTCAAAGAACGGTTGCATGGCCTTCAGCAGTTCCACCGCGTCCGTCAGGTTGTAGCGGGGCTGGCAGGTGAGCAGGGTGTCCGTAGACACGTCCCCCAGGCTGTAGTTCGCAATTCCCTGGGGTGCCCCCCACTGAACCATCGCCGCGACAATGAACTGGTTCTTCACGTAGTTTTCCGGGTACTCCAACTTCCCCGCCAGCTTGACCGTTCGGACCACCATAGGAAGGCCGCAACGTCGGGCCATACGGGCCGCGTACTGGCGTTCGTCAGGTGCCCCCCGGTTGATACCCGCCACGTGGAAGGCCGTGACATCGTAGCCCTGGGCACGTGCCTCAAGGAGGGCCGCAAGGCTGTCCTTCCCACCGCTGAACCCTACGACCAGCCGCTTGCCGGTTGCCCCGTTGCCCACCCGCTCCACTGGGGTCGGGTCCTGGATTTCGTACTCCCCGCCGTGGACCTTGTATACCACGTCCAGCATCGGCCGCACGGTGTCGGGCAGGCCAGCCCACCGCCGGGGCAGCACGTACCGCGAGCAGCCCGTGTAAACCTGGGCCATCGTCCGGGTGAAATACCCCCACTCCATGTCGGTCTTTGTCAGGCTCAATGCCACTACGCCACCTCTATCGCGTCCAGCACGCTTTCTTCCAGTAGGTCCGCCGCCAGCATATCATAAGTGTCGGCGTGACGGTGGTGGTCCAGCCCCTTGCTCCACTCATACCGACTGTTCCCCCGCGTGTCCTCAACAATCTGCCGCACCGGGTTCGTCATTTCCAGCACGTAGGCCCCGCCCAGGGCCATCGGGTAGTTCTCTGGCAGCACGTTCTTCCGCCGCCGCAACTGGGCAAAGCTCCGGTCCAGGGCCTCCGTCCGGTCCACGTTGATGATCCGATCCGTTGTGTCGTACACCCGCCGCCGGTCGGTGCCTTCGCCCCGGTAGCGACACAGCCACACGTCGCAAGGGGCCTGCTCTTGGAAGTCCTGGGCCACCGTGATCTCGGGCATGGAGTCCATGACCGCCTTTTCCACGTTGTAGCGTTCGCACAAGTCCAGCAAGTCGTCCAGGTGCTTCACCTTGCCCAGGTACACCGCCTTCCGCTTCCGGCCCTCCGCGAAACTGATCCGCACGTCAAAGTTCGCCCCCACGTCCACGCCCATACTACACGGGCCGTCGTGGTAGCCGCCCTTCACGTGGGCCTCGTCGTCGCCCCGGATGGTGAATTCGTACCCCGGCTCAATACACTGGTCCATCAGGCTTTCCGTCACCCGGTTGCCCACCGCCGTGAAGGGCAGTCCGAGGTCGGAGTTGAAGAATTGCTGCAAGGCCGCCGGGTCGTTGATGGCCCGGGCAAACCGCTCCCACATCCCCGCCACCGCGTTGAACATGGAGCAGAGCATCGAAATATGGTAGCCCTCGAACCGCTCAATCTCTGGGCGTTTGGGCAGCCATACACCTTCCGGGCTGGCACGTAGTAGTTCCCCACCATCGCACGCCGGGCACATCGCCCGCACGTCCCTCCGGCACCCCGGCTCCCAGCCGCCGTCCAGTAGCCGGTAATCCACCACGTTGCCCTCGTGGTCCGTGATCTCTTTCACCACGGCGGCAAACCAGTCCAGCTCCACCCGCTCCCCGCACTTGCCGCAAGGCACCCACCATTCCCGGCCGTCCGACATATTGAACAGCCGGTTGATCCCACGGTTCTGGAGCTTGGGGTTGCCGATGTACCGCTTGAACTGATACTTGCTGGCACGTAGCCGGTCCAGGGCGTAGTTCACGTTCTCAGCGTCACACTCGTCCACCTCCTCCACGTACAGAATGTCGGCCGGGAATTCCTTGAAGTCGCTGAGCACGTTGCTGCCCACGTACTTCACCACACCGGGGCCAAAGTTCTTCAGGGCCACGCTGTCGAAAAAGCCCTCACCGATGATCCGTTTGTACTCCGGCACCCGCTCCACGCAACGGTTGACACGGTTCTGGACGTAGGTGGTACGGGCCTCGAACTTTGGCACCACAAAGAACACGGACAGCCCGATGTAGCTGGCCGCGAAGTGGTCCACAATAGCCCACTCCGACTTCAAGGATTGGACGCTGCCCTGGAGGGCTATTTCCGGGGCGAGGGAATTGTAGAGGGCCTGGATATGAGGCGAGTGGGCGAAGTCCATCGGCTCGCCCTTTGTGTTCCGGTGGTGCTTTGTGGCAAACCGGGCACGGGCCTCGCGTAGCTGGAGCAGCTTTTCCGCCACCTCTAGCTCGCGGTGCTCGCAGGCTGCCAGCATCTCGGATGCCGTGATCCCTGCCATACCGCTCCTCCTAGCTCCCAGGCTTGTCGGTGGTGCCGCCCACCGGCCGGAACCGGCCGATCAGTCTTTCCACCTCTGCCTGAACTTCGTCCCGGCTCCGCTCGTGGGCCTCCTTTTCCACCGGCTTGCCGTCGTCGCCCTTGGGGGTGTGATAGAGCTTGCTGGGGTCCTTGGGGATGAGCCCCGCGTCCGCCATGATGCGGGCCTGCTCAATCCGGCACTTGACCGCCAACTGGAGAAAGCGATGCTTGGCCAGCTTCACCGCCTCAAAGTCGTTCGGCGTGTGGACCTTGCCGGTACGGGGGTCCACAAGGGACCCGTCGAATTGCACCTGGGCCGCCTCATACCGGCACTGGTCTTCGTAGGTGCTCAGGCAGCACAGATGCTCCACTAGGGCGTTCATGCCAGTCTGCCCTTCGTAGTGCCGCACCGCCTCCTCAGTCAGGTCCGCCAGCCACCGCCAAACCGTGGTCCGGTCCACCCGGAACTCCCGGGCAATCGTGGCGATGGGGATACCGCGTTGCCGGTACTCCCAAGCAAGATTTCGCTTCTCCTCGACAGGCAGCCCAGACAGGTCCCGCCGGGCCGCCGCCGCTTCACGTGCTTCGGCTCCACCGTCATCACGTGAGGGCGTAGCGGGACCGGGGGCCGGGGTCTTATCCAGGTCCTCCAGAATACCCGCAAGGGTTCGGGGTGTCTTAGGTTCTCCAGCCATCCTAGCCTCCTGTCTGGTTTGGGCTCTATCTACCCGGCATCATCGTATCACGCCGGGCAGCCGCCGTCAATACAGAAGGCCCGCACACGTGTGCGGTTCACTGGGGACCCGTTAGCACGTCAGAGGGGGGTGTGAACTTGCCGTCCAGCACCCGGGCAAGGGTTTCCGTCATCATGTCCTGCCCCACCGTGTCCCGTGGCAGCCGCACAAAGTAGAACCGCCCCGGGAACTCTGTAGCCGTAAGAAAGGCCCGCACGCTCTGCTCCAGCCCCACCTTGCTCATCCGGTAGGCCAAACAGTCATCAGGGTACGGGCCGGGGTCCAGAAAAAAGATGGCCGGGGCACGGGGCTTCAGCACCCCGTAGCGTGCCATATAGCTGACCAGAAGGATGGGGGAAAAGAGGTTGACCGTGTAGTGCTCCTGGAGGTCGAACACGTTCACAAGGCTGGGCAGTTTCTTTTCCGCCCGCCGCGTGCAAACCACCACCCCGTCAAACCGCACCTCCTCGGCAACCCACTGGGACATCATGGCGACCGCCGCCTGGGGTTCCAGGAAGTCCACCATGTTCCACCGCCGCAAGATACCACCCTCGTCGTGCTCCAGGTCGCCAAACCCGGGGCCGGGGGTACGTTGCATCGTCTGAACGTCGTGGCCCTTCCCTTGCAGGGTGTTCGCCAGCATCAGGCCGAACCCACTAGATGCCCCAGCAACCAGAAACCGCATGGCTCACGCTCCTTCGTTGTTCCCGTTGTCAAACCTGGGGGGCTTGGGGATCGGGCCGCCGGGCAACTGTATCCGAGGGGCCTCCTTGGCCTTCTTTTCTGCCGCCCGCTTGACTTGAACCGCCGTTTCCGCACACGTGGCAGCCGTCCGCTCTGCCACCCGTTCCGCCATGCCCACCGGCACCTCCTCCAACCCCTCCAACTCCTCGTAGAGGGCTCCCACAAGGGCCAAGAGCATGATATGGTCCCGCCGCAAACCGAGCAGGGCTTGCCGGGTCTGGGCAAGGTGCTCCACGTAGCTTTCCGGGTGAACCCCGTGCTTGGTCATGCCGACCGTGAACTTGCCCTCCGCCGCCTGCAAGGCCGCAAGCACCTGAGCAGCCGCCGCCTTTACTCTTTCGTCGCTCCACGCTTTCATGTCATGCCTCCACAGCGTCAGAAGTATCCCCCAGGCCCACGTGACAGCCGAAGGGTAGAACGCCGGTTTCCTTGTCCGGCCGTAGTAGTATCCGCCGTTGCTCCTCCTCCGTAGCGTCCCACAGTGCCAGCCGTGTCGCTTTGTCTCCTATCGGGTCCCAGTATACCGCCGGGAGGACTGGCGTGGGAACCTGGGCCACCACACGGGACGCAAGGTGCGGTCCTAGCGAAAACCTATCGCCCGCACGGTAGTCCCCAGCCCGCACGATCTGGAGCCACTTATCAATCATGGGATGCCCAGGCGTAGCCCCCATCGCAAACGTCGTGACCGGGTGCCACCGGCTCCCAGACACAAACCCACCCAAGAGCCTCAAGTCGTCCACCGGCCGCACGAAAATCATGTCCGTGTCAAAGTGGAACCCGCCCCGGGTCCAGAGCAGCCACAGCCGCCACACGTCCGTCTGATTTGACCGCTTGCCCCCGGCCGCCGCCTCCTCCACTAGGGCCTCTGGCATGTCCCCAGGGTAGTCCCGACACACCTCCACCTTCCAGCCTGGATGCAGCCGCCGAAACTGATCGACAGCCGCGTGCTCCCGGGCAGGCATAGAACACCCGATCCAGATGAACCGGGCAACGCGAGGGATCAATTCAACCTCCACGGGGCAGCTCCACTTCAAAGTATTCTTCGCACGCCCGCACCACCCGGGTCCGGTGCTCATTGTGGTTTGGGTCCCCCAGGCTGATGGCGTTCTGGTTCGGGAGCCCTCTGTGCGGTAGCACGTGGGCCACGTTCTGCCGCCTAGTCTGGGCGTAGGTGCAAACGCTCAGCACAATGTCTTCCCCGTTGCCCACCGTAACGGGCCGGGGCCGTATGTCCTCCAGGGCGTGCTCATGCCGCCCCGCCTCCACAGCCGCCGCCTTGCTGACCATGACGGAACGGGTGACTAGGATAGGAACCGGGCCGTGTCTGTCCTCCCAACTGTAGGCCCCATCCACCCGCAACCGCCGCCCGAACAGGCCGTGAACCACCTGGGGGTCTTCCTGCCACTTGGCCAGCAACTCCGTGATGGAACTGGCAGGCACCAGAAGGTCGTCGTCCTGATAATACACCACCGGGTTCCGGGCCAGCACCGCCGCCGCGTAGCGAGCAAAGACCGTGAAATTGTAGGTGCTGTCCAGCACCTTGACCTTCGGAGGCAGCTTGCCCGCCAGCTTCACGTTCGCGTTCTGGTTCCACAGTATGATCTCCCCGATGGAACCGCACTTGCACAGCTCCGGGATGATCCGGTTCACCACGTTCTTCACCCGCTTCCAGCTCAGTAGAATTGCCGTGGCCTGCATCATTCCCTCCAGCTTTCCGTGTCGTACCCGTAGGCCGCGAAGTCCGGGGCCGCGTACTGGGCCACCTGCCCCGCCAATTCCTCGTCGTACTGGCCCCGCCAGTCTCCCAGCATGGCCTTATTCCGCCGATATAGGGACAGGCTTGCCCCTGTCAGCCGCTTCAGCTCTGCCTCCATACAAACAGGCATCTCCTCAAAGGGCAGCCACAGCACACCGACAAGGGCCTTTGTCAGGGTGGCCAAAGGTAGGTCCCAAGGCTCCCCAGGCCGGTCCAGCTTCCCGGATACGTGGGCCAGCACGTACTCCCGGAAGGTCATTCGCTTGACCCGCCGCTTCAGTGGGTGGGCCGGGCTGTTCTTCTGGGCGTAGCAGTAGAGGGAGTATTCCCGGGCGTAGGGGTTCCGGTGGACCGCCAGCTTCTTGAACCGACGAAAGGCCCGGGGCACTTCCACGTCATGCCGCTTGCCGCACCGCACCGCCCCAGGCAGCTTCTCCAGCAACGTGGCTTCCGTGGCCACGCTGCCCGTCCGCTTCATGCCCAGGTACACAAACCGCCACCGCACGCTGACAATCACTAGAACTGCCTCCCGTGCTTGTATGGCCTGCCCTCGTTGACCTCCATCTTGGCCAGCATGGCCTCGGGCACCCGGAGCCGGTACTGCCCCGCGTAGTCCAGGACGCGGATCACAAGGTCCGCCAGCTCCTCCTCCTCTTGCGTAAAGCCCTCGACCTTTTCCGCCAGTGGGTTGCCGTCCCGGGCACCCTCCAGGACCTCCGACAGCTCGCTATGGCAAAGGGCCAGCTTCAGCCCCTTCACCGCATCCGTGTCCGGGTCCTCAAAATCCCAGAACCCCTTGCCCACTGCCCAGGCGTGTATCGCCTCAGTCAGCGTCCGGCCCGCCCGGCAGAAATCCAGGCTGACGCTTTGGCCCGCCCGCCGGTACACCGGGTCCGGTGTCTCCCGTTCGACGATTTCCATGTCGTCCCGGCTCACCCCGGCCTTCACTAGCGTATTGCAGCCGCCGTTCGTGTGCCACCGCTGGGCTTCCCAGTGACTAGGAAAGCCCCCCGCCAAGACCCTGCCCGTACTCTTTTCCGCCCAGGCGTATGTCCGCATCAGTCACCTCCAGAAAAAAGGCCCAGTCGGGTCGCCCCGCTGGGCCGTGGTGAAAATACCCGGAACCCCGGGTACGGGGGCACGCCCCGGGGTCCGGGTTTGCAGTGGAAGGCATGTCCCTCGGGTCAATCCCGAGCCGGAGCCTCCCGAACCACTACTGACCCCCGACGCGGTAGGTGTGGCTCCATC